CTAACCCTTTCCCCCCTTAGCCTGTCCGCCAACTACTGGGACAACGACGATTTTCCTGTCATAAGCCGCAGTCTGCTCCACGTTCCTATGCCCTGTTATTGCCCTCTTCTCATACAAATCACCCTCAAGATCAGACACGCCTTTTGCCTTCAAATCATGGAAAGTGAAATCAAACAGTAGCTCTGGAAATTTGAGCTTTGCCGCTTCACGTGCAGCACTCCAGCGGCTATTAAACCCGTCTCGGGTGTAGCCAGAACCATTAGGCTGGTGGATGATGAAAATACTGCTCATCCCTGGTTTGAGCGGCAATTCCGCTGCCATTTTGATTGCTGCTGTAAACCGTGGCGACCACGCCTTGATCTGAGCAACACTGGTTTTACTCTGTTTGATCAATATGCCCTCATCCATGATTTGGCTCTTTTTCATTGTGAGAATATCACCCTGACGCGAGCAGGTGAGGTAGGCTAATTCCATAGCGATCTTCACCACATCAGGCGCGCATGAATAGAGAGCTTGGTACTCCGCATCGGTCACATACCGATCCCTGGACACCTCCTTGAACTTCTTAACTCCTTTCGTTGGGTTACCCTTAACCATGCCACGCTCATAGCCCCAGCGGTACATGCGGGACATAAACGCTTTTTCCCTGTTGGCCTGCACCCGGCTTTTTAATCCGCGTTTGTCCATGTATTTTCTGACGTGCTCAGGCCGGATTGCATCAGAGGGCATGGCACCAAAAACAGCTAAAACATTTTTTGAATATTTCAGGTAGTCCTGCTGCGTTTCGCGTGCCAGTTCGAAAAAATCAGCCGATTTGAAAAAGCGGTCAGCCAGTGACGCCAGCAGCCTATCATCAGGTATTTCATTTATGAGCGCCTCATATGCGGCCCATACTGAGGACTGAGCTGCATCCAGCGCGCATAGGCGGATAGCGCCCCCGTTTTTTGGATGGAATTCATAGGCTGATTTCCCGCGATAAACGCGTGACGGCATCCAGGTATCTGCAGCGTTTTTGCGAACGCGCGCCATTAATCCAGTGCTCCAAAGTTGGGTTCAGGAATGTTGGCTTCAGGGGCTTTCCTTGACGATATTGGATCATTGAAATGCTGCCATGTTGTTCTCGGGCGACCATCACGGCGTACCACGAAAAATATACCAGCCTGCTTCAGACACTGGCACTGCTTGGACGGAATTTTATAACCCGTTATTTTTTCGATATCAGCATCAGAAATTATCACGCTAGCAATATCAGACATCTCGTTCTCTCCACACAACCTGCTGCAACAGGCCTGCTGAGCCGTGATAGGTCACGGCGTGTTAATTGTTAATTTCAGTTTCTGACATCTGCTGGTGGCCCAGCATAGCCAATCGTATGCGCATGGCCAGTCGGAACCCGGCAAACCATCATCACACTTCCTACATTAGAACTCCGCTAATACCCAGAACATTAAGTTGCCTATTGATCCTCTTCGATTCGGCTGTGGCCTGTCTGACACTCTGCGTAGCATTACGCTGGGACAAGGTCTACGCCATGGGGTTAAACTTTTTTCTCAAAGCTTTTTGGCGTACTTTATGGAACCCGCCAAAATTCATGAGGTTTTTTTATGGTCACTTTATTAACACCAGGATTAGCTGTTCAGGACTACTTCACCAATGGAGGCATTCTCGAGTATGAAGTAGATGCTCTTGAAATTGGCGGTAGTAGTACCGAGTTTGAATCTTATGAAAGCCTGAAAGATCACCTTGATAGTGGCTTTGAAATCCCTCCAAGTTTCATAATTCATGAACCGTCCGTACTCGCTCAAATTCTGGCATTAGCTGATTTCTGGACCAGAATCCATGCCTATACATATGCCAAAGGCGGCAGAGTGGTTTATACCCGTCAACCCTCTGGTCTTTACCATGCAAAATGCGAGTGGCATCCATAAGCTAAGAACGTTGCAATCCCCTTTTAGCTCCTAATCTGAATTTGAATCGGTCTACAGCAAGTTTCGTCCTAAGGCGATAGTGGCATTAGCACCACATCGCCACTTCTAATAATTTTTGGTACTTTATTCGCACACCCCCGCATAAACGCTATTACAGAGAGAGTGCTCATTGACGTTAGCCAGAAGATCAAACTGGGTGCCGCCGCGTGTGGTTAATGCCCAGTCACGATAAGTTTCTATACCGTGTGAATCGAGCGACACAAAATCAATCCGCTTTTCTGCCTTGCGCGGGTCTTGGGTAGATGGGAAAAATGTCGAGTTACCACGGCGTGAACAGCGGGCGACCAGTTTTTCCCACTCAGCTACACGCGACACCTCTTCAGGCCAGCGGCTGAAAATCTCAGCCAGTTCAGACTTACGCGCATGAATGCACGGCATGCAGCCTACGCGGCTGCACCCCTGCTGATATAACGGGTTCGGCTTAATACCGTGGCGGCGTGCCAGTGCGAAAACGTCATTGTGAGTCCACTTGAGGATTGGTCGGTAGATGGCGAGGCGTGGGCCTATATCAAAACCTTCCTCCCAAGGTTCAAGCAGGGCACGCTGGGGAGATTCCTGCGCCCGCACACCCTGCCATGAAATGACTTTAGTTCCAGCCTTAATAAGCGGATCAACTACCTGAACTTTTATGGGTTCGTGCTTAAGCTCAAATGTGCAGAAACGCGCTTTTGTAGAGGGGAACCGTCCCTTCCACATGCATAGATCAAGAAAAGGGATGCCGGTAGGGCGTAGGCCATTTAAGGCCGAATGAACCCGTGATCTGGCTTCAATTTCTGCTTCCTGTTGGTTTAGCCCCTTGATAGCGGGTTTCCACTGAAACCCGTTTACGGTAACAACCTGATAGCGGTCATCAGGCTCAGCCTCAGGCCATACTAGGCGTTCTCGTCTGGCATTGGGGTAAAGCAGATACTCATCGACGTTAATGTCATCGCCATCATGCTGTGGAGTTTCCTGGATGCGATACCCAGGGGCTAGTGCCCAGCAACCCTCAAATCTGTCAGCCATCAGATCAGGTATCAGTCCCTGATACCAGTTGTTAGCTATAAAGTTTCTCTTTTTCTCGATCTGTCGGGTGAAGTCGGCCCGTACACGCATAACCGGCCCCAGTTTGCTTTCGAGGTAATCCAGATACTCCATTGTCTGGGGATGCTCATGGCCTGTATCTGCGAAAACAGGTATGAAATCCACCCCAGCCTCAATAGCTAACAGCCATTGCGCGAGACTGTCTTTACCACCCGAAATGCTGACGATGTTTTTCACGTTCTGCTCGAAACAGCGAGGATCGATAATCATTAATCACCATCCTTACCGGCGAGGAGTTGGGCTGCAATTTCTTCGCAGACATGCGTAAGTGAGCAGAGGCTTATCGCAGGATGTGCCTTAACCATTTCAACACCCTCAGCCCGCACAGAGTTGAGGTAGGCGTCGGTGGCTGGAAATGGGTTCTCTGCGTTCACATCACGACTGACATACGTGTTGATCTCAGAGACATAATCCAGGGGAACACCGGCAAACGTGTAGCCTTCACCTTCAGAGAAATACTCAACGTGATTTTCACTGATATCCGTCAGTAACTTCAGCATCAGGACATTCTCAGCCGCCAGCGCGTCACGCTCTGCTTTGAGGGCGGCCAGCTGCTTTCTTAGTCCATAGCCGCATTCATGCGAACCACTTTTCCCGGTGCCCCATGAGAAACCACAGTCGCAGTTATGAATTTCTCCAACTTGAGTTACGTTCATCTCGATCCCCTTAACCCATACATTCCATGTAAATCCCACTGGCAATCATTCGGGCACGTCGTTTAGCTGCAGCTCGGTGGCGCTGGATAGCCTCTTCTGACCGATCATTGTTCTGGTTGATGACCATTGGCGGCAGTGCCTGCCGAGCTACGCGGCGTGGACGCCTGATGAGCGTGTAGGTGCGGTCGATAGAGTTGCCACCGAGACAGACCGCATTGGAGGCCTCAACCTGCAGCGTTTCGCCGCCATGCCGCATCGTATTAATGATTAGGCGATTGAACTCACGCAGGCTCATGCCAAACCGTTCCGCCAGCTCTCGGCCTGTCGCCGGGCCTTTTGATAATTGCCAGGCGAGTTTTTCGCTGAAACCTGCGTTCGGGCCGTTGCTGCGGCGATATTGGGCGAGTTTTTTCATAACTGCGCCTCCTGCTGAGCAAGACTGGAACCTGCCGGGGAGCGGGTAGGAGATGGGTTGATGCGTGCGGTGCGTCTTAGGTTGAGCTGCGAAACCAGCCTCGGTGTGTAATCGCCAGGGGTGTTACAGATGAGGCGTGGTTGGGGGTATTCGTCGAAAATTTCAGTAATCAGGTCGTCGATGTCCTGGATCATAATCATTTCCTCGATTATGGCTGGTGGGCTACTGCAATAGCCCACTGCCGTTTCTCCACATTTGAAAATAAGCCTGCTTTTAACCACATCAGGCGAGGTGGTATTCTGGTTGCTCTCACACATCCAGAAAGGGATATTTATGCGCGGAGTCGTCGTACATCATGAACACCGCAATGGTTACATCGTTATTCGTGACCAAATTGGGGAATTCACGGTCGCAGAGCTTCTCGGTGGCTATGACGTCGAGAAGGGACATGCCATATCCGGTGAACTCCATAATCTCGGTGGCGAAACCTTTATGAACGAGAGTAAGGAAGAAGAAATTGAAGTTTTTGTTCAGGGTTACGGCATGACTGAACAACAATCTATCCTCATGCTCCAAAAAACTCGCTAATCCATTTACGAAACAAATCACAGTTCTGGATCGTTGCGTTGCAGTGCTCAACAGAGATCATATGGCCTTGCATTAAGTGAGGCTTGACCTCTTCAATGAGCTGCAAGCCCCTTCTGGCTGCCAGTTCAAGGCGTGCGACATTTTCTAACAGTGCTTCAACATCCTTCTCCACCGCCCTTTCTCCTAAGTAATATTTTTTAGAGCGTCAACTACCGAACTCTTAAAGCTGGTTGCGTTTACCTGATGAGTTTGAGTTTACTCATCAAAACATTCAAGTCAATAGAAATGGTTTTGATTGCAAAACTTAAGAGTGCAGGGGAGGACAAAAAGCCCGATGTAGCGGGCGTTTGGTTTGCTGAGGGGAGTTTATGATTTGGATTTAGGGCAGTTTGGTCTGAACGGAAACACCTGTAGCAATAATATGATCAAGCGATTCCAGCTCAATCGTTTTATAGCTGGGTTTTATAGGTACTAAGTAAGCACTGGGTCCATCAATAACCAATTTCTTAATTACTGTTGATTCACCAACCCTTGCTAAAACTATCTTGCCCGATTGCGGTTTAACATCTGGGTCAAAAATAATTATGGAGCCTTCAGGGATGCTGATGGGGCCATCTCCAGTCATGGAGTCATTATCCATTTTTACTGAAAAAGCATGGGGGGACACATCATCTGTAACATTAGTCCAATTAGGAAAATCATTATCAAGGCTCATGAGTTTTCTCCAGTCCCCGGCCTGCGCCAGCGAGACTAGAGGGATTTTATGTAGTGGCCTTTGATCTACCTCATTTGGCTTATCTCTTTGTGAACGACTTCCGCCATTTATTAACCAACTCTCCGTGACGTTTAAAATTTTGGCTAGTTTGGGAATATGTGTTGCAGAAGGGTTGTTGTTACCGTTAACCCATTGGCTAACAGTCCCCTTTGATACGCCGGTTGCTGAAACTAAATCCTTACTTCGCAGGTTCAAATCTCGCATTCGCTTATTTATGCGGTCACTTACTGATTCAATCATATGTTTGGTTTCTTAAACTGGAAAGTTTTTTATTATTGACGCTTTTGGGTTTTGTTGTTTAAACTGAATTGGTTTAAGGAGGAGCTATGCGTAAAAGTACAGTGATAGAACATTTCAGGGGGACAGTAGCGACAGCTACTGCTCTAAACATATCAAAATCAACGGTAAGTTTGTGGGGCGATGTAATCCCTTGGAAATACGCATTACTGATCGCGGCAGCTACGGCAGGTTCCCTGCCTTTTAACTGGAGGGATTATCCAGAGCTTTCGCCTGTATTCAAACCACTGCAGAAGGCTTCAAAGCGTGGGTAACGAACCGGAATGGAAAGTTGAAAGGCAACCTGCGTGGCTGGTGAAGGCAGTCCGCAAAACTATTGCAGGGCTGGCTGGTGGATATAGCGAAACTGCTGAAATTCTGGATGTAACTGAGGACGCCATTCATAACCGGTTGCGCTCAGGTGGTGATCAGATATTCCCGTTCGGCTGGTCAATGCTGTTACAGCGCGCCAGTGGCAATCACGACGTAGCGAACGCGGTTGCGAAAGAGTCCGGCGGGGTGTTTGTGCCGTTGCCTGATGTTGAGCTGGTGGATTACGGCGATATCAATCAGCGACTGCTGGAGGCTATTGAGCAGATCACCCGTTATTCACAGCAGGTCAGGGCAGCTATTGAGGATGGATTGGTTGAACCGCACGAACGCGAAGTGATTGACGAGGAACTACACCGTGCCATTACGAAATTACAGGAGCATACAACGCTGGTTTACAAAGTTTTCTGTACTCCAGAAAAGTGAAAGCGCCGGGTTGCAGCCCAGCGCCTTCGGCGACTACATCAATTTGTGTGGAGAAATAATCGCGTGAACAATTTAAACAGATCCCGAATCTATCCGCAATTCCGCTGCCTGCCAATGACTGGCGGGCGCAGTCAGCAGCCATTCCGTTATGCGCTCAATTTACCTGATGGCCATCACGCAGTTAACCACAGTTTCGTTGAGTGGGCTGTGGGTGAGCACCTCCAGAAATTACGCAAATCAGGGGGCTAAATGCCCCAGCCATCAGACGAGATTATTCAGCCGTGGGTTGCGCGCTATGCCGACCCACGCGGTGTGATTGTTGAAACCATTGGCGTTGATGTAGCGAATAACAGGGTGCTGTTCAGGCGTCCAGGCTATCCGCACGTTTGCGTCCAGCCCCGAAACATATGGGGTCAGAAGTTCAGGAGAGTTAGTGATGAGCGTTAAATTGTCTGCATTCGTCTGGGACGGTTGCGCGGCGTCAGGTATGAAAATCACCAGCGTGGCCATCATGGCGCGCCTGGCTGATTTCTCCAGCGATGAAGGTATTTGCTGGCCGTCAATCTCAACCATAGCCCGTCAAATAGGTGCAGGCTCCAGTACTGTGCGCACTTCGATACGCAAGCTCGAGGCCGATGGCTGGCTGACCAGTACCACACGGCGCAAGGGGAACCGTAACACCTCGAACATGTACCAGCTGAACGTCGGGAAACTGCGAGAAGCTGCCTATGCTCACCAGCCAGAATCTGACCCATCAAAATCTGATGCATCAAAAACTGACCCATCAAAATCTGACGCGTCAAAATCTGATGCACCAAATTTTGACCCCTCAAACTTTGACCCGTCGGAATCTGGCAAAATGCGGTTTTCACCCGCCAGAATCTGGCGACGATCCGTCAGTAAATTCAAAACATGATCCATCAGATAAAAACCCTGTTTGTCCGGACGCTTCGCCACCGGACGGCTTGCCTGTGGATAAATCTCTATCGGTTCCTCCAGATACGGTGGTGAGCAGTCCCAAAAGAACCATGTGGGGCAGTGACGAGGATTTGAAGTGCGCGCAGTGGATATGGGAGCAAATCATCCACCTCTACGAAAAGGCCGCCGAGACTGATGGCGAGCTGGCAAGACCACGAGAACCCAACTGGACCGCGTGGGCTAACGACGTGCGCCTGATGTGCTCACAGGACCAGCGCACTCACTACCAGATTTGCAAGATGTTCAAACGTGTTCAGAGCGATCCGTTCTGGTGCCGGAACATCCTCAGCCCGTCAAAGCTCCGCGAAAAGTGGGATGAACTGGTACTCAGGCTCGGCCCGGTTCAGCGGTCAATCACAGACATTTCACCAGTCGATTACGCCACCCCAGAAGGGTTTCGCGGTTATTAAGGGATATCAAAAATGACTACACTATCGAAAATTTACGACAACAAATCAAAAACTGAAACGAACATCACTACCCGCAAAACCTACCTGCTGGGCGTTGACGAACTCTATGTCGAGATTGGTTACAACATCCGGGAAATCGATCAGACCCACGTCGAGGAATTCCGTGATGCCTACATCGCTGGTGAGCAGGTGCCTCCGCTCGCTGTACAGGTAACTGAGCAGGGCATAAAAATCATCGATGGCCACCACCGTTACTACGGGGCCAAACTGGCACAAGAGGCCGGTTATGACATCCGCCTGGAATGCAAAGATTTCGTGGGCAGTGAGGCTGACCGCATCGCGTTCATGGTCACGTCCAGCCAGGGGCGCGCACTGGAACCACTTGAGCGAGCAGCTGCATATCAGCGCCTGATTAATCAGGGCTGGGAACCGGCGCAGATTGCCAAAAAAGTAAAACGGTCGATCACTGACGTTGAGAATCATCTGGCACTGCTGACATCTGGCGATGAGTTAATCGCACTGGTCAAAAACAAAGAGGTTGCCGCCACTACCGCTGTCGCGCTGGTTCGTGAGCATGGTGCGGCAGCGGGCAAAGTAGCAAAGACGGAGCTGGAAAAGGTCAAAGCTGCAGGTAAGAAAAAACTGACCAAAGCAGCCGCTATGACGCAAGTCAGTGCCAAACAGTCTCGCCAGCTGATGGAAATGTTAGCCAAAAACTGCCAGGCAGAGATGGCCGAGGAAGGTACGTGTATCACCCTGACATTCGAAACCGACCTGCAGGTGGCTGAGGTGATGGATATCATCCAGGCTGCCCGAGAGTACTACTGCGGCACCGTGTCTGGCAGTGAATAGCCGGTACCGGCTGAGTCGTAGGGCATTGGGAGCACTATCTATTGTTGATACACGAAATTCTGGGGCATAGTAGTTTCTAGGTCTGGGCGGGTTCTTAGGCTGGCTTCAAAATAAAATTCGCTAACACCTAAACTATCTAACTACTTTAATACAGAAAGTGACTTTTCCATGTTAAACTTTCACTCAAAAAACTCAATTTTTCGCTTAAGGAATGATTAAATTATAAAGTGAAATTATTGGGATTGAATAATAGAAAACATGTCCACATCAGTCAGTGTTACCAATCTAAGTTTAGTACTTGTTTAAAATAGCTTTTAAGCAATCTTGCTTCGGTTTTTTATCCAAGTCTTTATAAAAAAATCAGGAGGATTCTCGATGGATAATGATTTTAAAGGAAAAAGAAGCATGGAAGATGAATATGCAGAGTTCTATAAACGCTTTGATAATAGATATGAAGCACCTTTGGTTAAAGACATAAAGATAGCATATCGCTGGTTCATTGAATTTATGGGTGAGGAAAAGTGGTTTGAACGCCGCAGTAAAGTTTTAGTTTATTTTCGTGAGATGTCGCAACGCCTTTATACTGGGGAATCAGATGTTTCGTTCCATGAAAAAGACGCGAGACTAGCATTCTATGACGATTGGATTGCTTGGTATTTGTACTTGACTGAATCTTTAGTTGATCGCCCAACTGTCGATGAGCCTGCTCAATCATCAAGGATTTGGCATTTTTTTGCCGTCATTGGGAAGAACCGAGAGAAACTTATTCAGGTCAAAGGTATTGACCTTAAATTAAAAGAATTATTAATTAAAAGTATAAATCAACCTGATGCTACTTTGTTCGAGTTTTTAGTGGCAATTTGCTATTTAAATAATGGTTGGGAAGTTGAATTTATACCAGAGACTGGAGCTCATAAAACACCGGATCTTAAAATAAAAAAGGCATCAGAAGTCTTTTTTGTTGAGTGCAAACGTTTGGCAAAAGTGACTAAATATTCAGAAGATGAAAGGTCTGAGTGGCTAAATCGCTGGGAAATGGCATTGCCTTTAATAAGAAGGTATCATAAGCCGGTTTTTTTTGATGTTACTTTTAACATTGAAGTGGATAAGACAGAAGTTGATATTCTTCGAGTTGCCGTAGACTATATTTATAGTTCTGGTAAGTTAACAAATGGAAAGATAGCAATCTATCAAAATGATAGTGTTTCGGTGCATGCAAAAATAATTGACATGGAAAGAGTTGATTCTCACTTAAATAAGTGGCATGTAAAATATCCCTCTCCGCAATTGTATTCTTTGCTTGATGATAAATATGAACCATTTGGGAGCTACACAATGGTTTGCAAGACTAAATTGTGTACATTTAGTAGTGATGAATTAAGTACGCTTAATGTCTTCATCGATAAATTAGAAATGCCATTCTGTGCTAAATGGATTTGTACCGCTGAAAAATCAATAATTAAAAAGGCAAAAGATATAAAAAGGGTACTTGTTGATGCGGTAAATCAGGCACCAGTTGATGGCTCGACGATATTCCATATTGGATATGAAACATTACATGGTCCCGAAGTAGAATTTGTACGGGATATTAAGATTTGCGATGTTATTGCTAACTTTAATTTTAATGAAAAAGATATAGCCGCGATTTACTGCCATTCTTTTCAATCGCGTTTATTTGCTAATGAAAGGTGGGATTTCGCAGAAACAGTAAGATATTTTAGTTTTAGTAAAGATGCAGAAAGCTTCATTGATAAAAAGTTACTTACGGCTGTTGAAGGCACTGTGGAATCAAATGATACACATTGGGAGCAGGATTTTAGAGAGCTATTGGATGAGTAGTGATAAAATAACCATCCTCTAATAACGTGTCTTCAGTAATTCTTTAGGATTAAAGTTTTTACAATGGCTTGTTTTTTTGAGCTGTGTATTTGGATGTTTTTATTTCAACGGTATGCTGAAATGATAGTTGAAAATTTAAAGTTAATAACTGCTATTTTAATAGTTGGGTGGTTATTGTAATGGATTTAATTAACGAGCACTGATTAATCAAAGTGTCTCTTAAATGGTTCGAGTGAAAATAATATTGTATGAAAGGTTTTTATTCGAAAGTTCAATATAGGATATGTTAGAAGGTGCTGCGATGATTTCTTTTTTGAGACTGGTTTTTAAGCAAGATGCTTATGGTGCACTCGCGCTTACTGGATTGATTTATTTAATTGCGGCGTGCAGAGAGGCTGCATTCAGTGAGTATTATGACTATCCCTTTGATTTCGTTGAAATAAGCATTAATAATATTATAGTTTCATTTGTTATTTCTTTTTGTATATTTTATGGTTTTATCAGATTCCCGATTTCTAAAATTCTTAATTATAAAATTGAGAAGGGAGTTTCAATTTTTAAGATGACATTAGTTATGACTGGAATGCTTATTCTGGTTTTATGTGTCTTTACCATTAGTAGTGGGTATGAGGTTAACGTTCAAATATCCATTTTATTTTTGTTTTTTATTATTTTTTTACTATTGATTTCATTTATTGGGAGAAAAGGTAAGTTGTATTCTTTGTTTTTTGGGAAAGATTTCATTCTATATTCAGAAAGAGAAAGATTGAAGGTGGGTGAAATATTAGATTATGATAAGAAGATTTATATTTTATTGGTTGGGTTGTGTTCTTTTTTATTGCTCATGTACTCTATTTTTCAATGTGAGGCTAGGGTTCAGGAGAGGTTTGATGTTTATGCTATTGATTCTTCTGAATTTGCCATTATAAGAATTTATGGGGAGAAAGTAATAGTCAGCCCTGTAAAAGATGGCTCTATTGTTAAGGGTGCACGATACGTGAAGCTTGATTCTTTAAACGATGTTCAAGTACATGGGGCATGGTTGCGTAGAGATGATGTAGTATATAAAAAATTCACTTTCAAAGGCCTGTTATATTCCATAAGAGATAAAATGATTGACTCGAGCCTACGTTAAAATTCCGGAAGGCTAACCTCATCACATTATTGGACTCAGGTGGGGGCTGAATGCAAACATCCTTTTTTACTCGCGGTAACGCTTTGCAGAGCGCATCACGAGGAGTTGCACCGGGATGTAAGGGCATTTGAGGAAAAATATGGAAGCCAGATTGCGCTGCTGTTTCGGTTCCTCGATTACGCAATAGCGGTCGGTGTTATTGGTTCAGTAAAAAATTAATGTGTGGGGAAAGTATGCGTGACATGTCACGAAGTGATGCAGGTGAAGAATTTCAGTTGAGAACGTTGGAGAGCGTGTGGCTCCAGGGCAAATTAAAAATGTGGGGACGCTGGTCAGCAATTGATACATGCCCGGAGGCACCCGACATGTTCAAAAAACTTTTGAAAAAATACATCATCACTCAAAACGATTTAAGCAATGTCCTCAAAAAATTGCAGCGTATGGGATGTGCAACAGAGAACATGACCGCATGGGTAATGAACATGGTCGAAGAGAGCCGCCATTCCAGCCTGGTATTCTGCACTGATGAGGAGGCGCTGATAATGGACAGGACAATAGCCACAGTTTTTAAAAATGATCAGCCATTACGCCGCTTAATTGAGAAGCATTACCGAGACAGACAGAGCCAGCGTGATTTAGCGGATGATCTGCACGAACAAAACTCGGAGTGGAGTTATTCGACCTGTCGCCGCCGAATTAAAAAGTGGCTGTCGGTTGCTGAATATATGCTGTATCAGCCAATGAACGATGCATTCGAATTAAATAGCCAAAGATTTTACTTGAATAATGAGCCAAGCACTGATTAAATAGCTGTATGCTTCGCACGATGCATCCGCAAGCAACCCTCTTTAAGACCCGCCTCAGAGCGGGTTTTTTTATTCCTGGTTTTTACCTGTTCCTATTTGTGAAATAAATGTGATGCAAAAAATAACGATGCCCGGCGTTGATTTATTCAATGCCGATTGTTTGCGCGTGCTGAAAACCATGCCAGACGATTCAGTTGACCTGATTGTTACCGATCCGCCGTATTTCAAAGTAAAGCCGGAGGGATGGGATAATCAGTGGAAAGGGGATGAAGACTATTTGCGGTGGCTGGATTGCTGCCTGGCAGAGTTCTGGAGAGTGCTGAAGCCCAACGGCAGCATTTATATGTTCTCAGGGCATCGACTCGCATCTGATATTGAAATCATGATGCGTAACCGCTTCAACATTCTTAACCACATCATCTGGGCTAAGCCTGAAGGGCGCTGGAAGGGCTGCAACAAAGAAAGCCTGAGAGCGTATTTCCCCGCGACTGAACGGATATTATTTGCAGAGCATTATCAGGGGCCATACAAACCAGACGCCTACGCTCGGAAATGCGATGAACTGAAACAGCAGGTGCTGACACCTCTGATTGATTATTTCCGTAATGCCCGGTCAGAACTGGGTGTTACCGCTGCCCAGATTGTTGCGGCAACCGGTAAGAAGAACATGACCTCGCACTGGTTCAGCTATAGCCAATGGCAGCTACCCAGCGAGGCTGATTACCTGAAGCTGCAGGCGCTGTTTACTGAGATAGCCATTTCGCGCCATCAATCAGGAACATTAGCCACACCGCACCACCAGCTGGTGGACTCGTTTCACTCACTGAACCGTAAATATCTGGAGCTGCAGGAGGAGTACAAATCCCTGCGCAGGTATTTCGGCGTCACTGTAGCGGTTCCCTATACAGACGTATGGACACATAAGCCGGTTCAGTTTTACCCCGGCAAGCACCCATGCGAAAAACCTGCCGACATGCTGGAACAGATTATCAATGCCAGCAGCAGGCGGGTGATGTAGTCGCTGATTTTTTCATGGGATCAGGGTCAACGATAAAAGCGGCAAAAAAACTGGGCCGCCGTGCAATTGGCGTTGAGCTGGAGCAGGAGAGGTTCAATCAGACTGTCAGTGAGATTCAGCTTAAAATCGCCAATCAGTCTGGCCGTATATAGACCCACTCTCGGCCATGATTATCATGGTAGTGGTCAGTCATCCTCTGAGATTTATGGCCCAGCAGCGACCTCGTATCAATACCCTGTGAGAAATAGAGACGTTCTGCCAGTGAGCGTTGCTCATGAAACGTTGGCGGAGTGCCATCCCATAGGTGATCGGGAAACGCTATGCGCCTGGCTCTCAGAAATCCATACGACAGAGACGAGGGTGTTGCAGGTGAACCATTTGCAAATCTGAGTAATGGCCCACGTGGCGGCAGTTGCCTGATAACATCCTCTAACGACATATCGAGTGCATCCAGAGACAACGAGAGTGGTATTGCTATACGCAAACCGCGTTTCTGCTGAACTATGTACAGATAATCGCCCCTGATATTCTCAGCAGTTAGCGCCGCAATATCACCTCTGCGCTGACCGGTAATCAGAGCCAGTAACATGGACTGATGAGTAAATTTTCTGTCATGGCAATGCGCCGCATTAAATATGCTGCGCCACTCACTCATGATTAGCCGGGAACGACCGGGGGCTGAGCGGGGCGAGAGTAGTGGGGCGGCAGGGTTGGATTTAATGATGCCTGCTGAATATGCCTCGCGAAATAAATCACAGACTACAGAGTGAGCGGTTTTCGCAGCTGCACTATATCCGCGCAATGCAACAACGCGGATCAGCCGGTGCAGGTCTGATGTTTCGATTTCGTGCAGGTGCAGTTTGCCGAACCGGGAGTTGAGACGTGCGATCCAAACCATTTTGTTCGCAATAGTTTTCACGGAGAGGCCACGTTCGCTCAACAGCAATTCGTACTCAGATATCCATTCTGAGAGTTGCATTAGAAATTCCTGTGATGTGCTGGGGTAAGAGATGGACAAAATAAACCCCCGTCTGAGCGGGGGAGTCAATGTCTGGATGATTTAGGCCATCGGTTCAATATCAATGTAAATTCTACCAGTTAATGCAGTGCCATAAACGGCACCCTGATTTACACGTTTGAAAATTTGACCGTGAAAACGCGTTTCAGCAAATTGGTTTAAACCATGGTCATAATGAAAAAATGCGCGTTTACCATATGATCTTTCAACAGCTACCGATAGTGCCTCAGACTTGCTATCGGCTTCAACTACGCACTTTTTGTTTTCAATTGCGTCGAGGTCATGAATAGTTGCTTCGAATTTCATATTAAATATCCTTTTACTCAGGGAAACCGCCCTGGCGGTAGAGGCTGTCTGCTCTCTATGGGGTAATTATATACACACTAAATTCTGAGTCAATAGTTTTGTGTGTATATAATTATTTTTCCAGTACAAACTCGGCTACGGCTTTTTGTATGCCTGCCGACGCATTGCCATTACCTATCTGGATCGCTCTGTCCCACAGTTCCTGGGAAATCATAATGTTTTTTCGGATACCGCCATAAACGCGAGGTCTGCCGGGTTTGCGAGCAGGTTCAGTTTCCGGCCACTCTATTTCATCGACTCTGCCGCGCCAGTTATGACTCTGGTCAGAGAGACGGTCGAACCGATGATAGGCAATTTGCTGAGAGTTATAGGTAATCACTGCTGCAAGCAGTTGGCCATCAAGTTCTGTCCGGGAAATCATATCCTCGAAAAATTGTGCCGCCTCGTTACGATCCTCGGTCATGTGTTTTTCATGAACCTGTTGTGATTTATCTCTCAGGTAAATTTTAAACATGAATCCTCTGTGGTTAAATTTTCAGGGTTAAAGCTGATGGAATGTTAATGAACTCTTTTTTAACACAATCAAAATAAGGCTTATAAACAAACATCTCAGTGGTAATTGCTTTTGCCTTACAGTTGCTGATTTTCTCACCATTAATCTCTGCACTGCTGATATTCCTTGTTTTGTAGCAGGTAATTTTCATACCGAGCAGCTCTTCATAATGTGAGCGGTTGATGTAAATTCGTTTGTGATTGGCTTTCTCCCAAACCATTAAACCCATTTCAATCAGTTTGTCTTCAACACTGCTGCTCAGACTTTTGTAAACGTCTTTGAGTGCAAGAGAAAAGGCAATCAGGTAGTTGCCTACAGCCTGAGCAGTAGATTTTGCGATTGCGTGGGCTTTTTTGAAAATTTCTGATTTGGTCATTTTAGTATCCATTCTGTCAGGGAAACCGCCCAGTCGGTAGAGGCTAACTGCTCTCTATGTGGTTAATTATATACACACAAAATTAGGAGTCAATGATTTTGTGTGTATATAATTAAACGGCGTTTCCGGTGCTGTTCATTGCCCAAAAATATTTATCCGTCATCGATAGGGAGTCATATGGCTGAGCCATTGAGTACCAGCGCTACTGTGGGAACGGTAGCTGGCTGGGGCATTGTCACGTCTGCGCTGGTGGGGTTTATCACCTCTGTAGATTATTCAATCGCGTTTGGAGCGTTTGCCGGGTCGATGTGTTTTATCGTCACCGCCAGTGATCTGACGAGGCGACAGATATTCGGGTATTTCCTGTTCGGCTATGCGGCTGGCGTATTCGGTGCTGGTTTTGTCGCTGACAAAATTGAGGACTATCTGGATTACCGCGAAAAACCACTGGATGCCCTGGCAGCTGTAATCATTTCAGCGGCAGCGGTGCAGGGTTATTTCTGGCTGAAAAACGGCGGCGTTTCAAAACTGCCATTCGTTAAAAAATGGCTGGGGGATAAATCATGAGTATCCACTGTGATCCGCAAACATTATTAGTGGTCGCATTCAGTGCGGCTATCGCTCTGCGCCTGATGCTTTTCAGCAAAAAGGGGCGAACGCATAAACCACTAATTTCATGGTTGGCAGCAGGTCTGATTGTGGCTTATGGCAATTTTGTTCTGCTCTGGCTGTTTGGTCTTTACCGGGCAACCGGGTGGCCGATAGTCATTTCCCACGCGCTGGTGTGCATGGTGGTATTCATTGTGCGGGGTAATGTGTCACGCATTTTTTCCTATCCAACACGGAGTAATTCCGGTGAGTAAAATTATCGAAATCCTCAATATTGAGGAGGGCTACCGCGAGGCTCCCTATTGGGACACCCGCAATTTTCCAACTGTTGCTGGTGGCATCAGGATTGGGCCTCAGAATGCACCGCTCAATCAATATCAGTTTACCGTCCCGCGCCGTGCTGGTGACGTTTGGAAACAATGCCTGGTAGATGCGAAAACCGCTGATATGAATCGCTATCCCGTCATTGTGGCCGCACTGGCACATTGCAACGACGCACGCCGCGACGTGCTCTATAGCATGGCCTATCAGATGGGCGTTGCCGGTCTGGCCGGGTTCACTAATACGCTGGGCCTCATTTCACGCGACGAATTTACCAGAGCAGCCAGCGCCATGATGAATAGCCTGTGGGCGAGACAGACGCCTAACCGCGCCCGCCGTCATGCTGAGGTTATGCGCAGCGGTACCTATAACGCCTACAAAAGTTTGATTTGATGCAAACACTATTAACTGTGCTGGCCGTCATTGCCGGTCTGGTAGTGGCCGCGTTCAGTCTGGGTCGTAGCAAAGGCAAAAAAGCAGCGGAAACTACAGCATCAGCTGAGCGGGCATCTATTCAGGCTAAGCAATCAGAAAAACATATTGAGGTGCTGAAAAATGCTGTCGATGTTCAGCAGGATATTAACAGCCAGCCTGATGCTGTTGTCTCTGAGCGGTTGCGGGAACGGTGGCGGCGTGAGGGTGATTGACACTGGCTGTGAATGGGTTCGCCCCATTTATGTTATTGACCACGATATCGAGGTTATGAGCGCCCCAACACAGCGAGAAATTCTGGCGCATAACGAAACATGGGAACGAATCTGCGTGAACTCAATACTTTCAAAATAGACTGCTCCTCGTTTTAACACGAATCATCTCTCTGAGGCTTAAAAAAGTTGAAGTGACCAGTAATTTGAAGTCATGTAATATCGCCCCTAAAAATATAGGGGTGGGGAAATGGACTTAGACTTAATATCTTTCGAAACGTTAATTGCTACTCGTGACTCTGCAGATTGGGTAATGTGGGGCGCTATAGCTACCGGACTTGCTGCTGCTAGTTCACTACTAACTCTTTACTTTGCCCGGGCTGCCCTGAATACATGGAAAATGCAAGAGCAGACTAAAATAAAAAGCGAATTTAAAAGATCTTTACTGGCTTTGGATTACGCCATTCACATGATGCCTGATGAGTGGAACATGAGTACAGCGATGATGGTACAAGTGAGGTCGAAATCATTCATCATTTCAGAGGGCGATGATGCAGTAATGGCAGGCCTCAGTGAGTTAAAAAAATGTTGGCATAACGCAATTTCCGCGTGGGTTATGTGCGAAGGTTTATTGAAGGAGACTAGCCTAACTAAAAGTTGGAAAGAACTCTCTGACGTTTATTCTCAATACATCCAAGGGCGTGCTAATAAGATATCCATTTTGACAAAGTTAGCAGAAATGCATTCTGTTGAGTTTATTTTCGATTAGTTCAAAGTTCTTTATCCGGACTTAACCGCCTACGGGCGGTTTTTTATTGGAGCAACTAATGATTGTAATACCCGATGCCACTGTCATTGGTGGCATCAATATGCCTGGCATAATCGTTCCTGTCGCTATCGTTATTGGCGGGCAGGTCAAACCGCCTGCGGACACGATATTCATCCAGAACGACAGCAACAAAACACCCACGTCGCCGTGGTATGTCACTCAGGTAGACAGTATCCACTACACGATGCTGAACGCCACCGCACCAAAAGGTTGGCAATACCTGGGCGCATTTCTTGTCAGTGGGGAAACTGGCGCTCAAATAGGGCGAGCGGACGGCGCTGTCTGGACAATATCTAATCCCGGCATGGTGGAGCATATAACCACGTCCGCTGCTGGTCAGGCTGCTGTAAGCATCCTTACAGCGGGAACCTGCACGCTGACGGTAACGCTGCGTGGCATGGTTTCTACGCTGGTGGTTGTCGCAATCTAACAGGAGAAAATCATGTCAGAGCACGTAGTAGTTACCAGAACGCCGGTTCAGATAACGGACGGCACTAACAGCGCTCACCTCACAATTGAGGCTGGATATATTGAATATGCGGACAGTGGAAATAGCTCCGCATGGCACAGGCCTGATCGTAAGGTCATGGATATAAGTTCTCCATGGGTGGTCTGGATGCGCGCAACACGCGGACCAGAGGCTGAGATAGTTATTACCCTGCGCACTGAGTAAAACCTGATGGCAAACCTGAATGATCTATCGCGCCAGCTTGAGTCGATAAAAAGACAGATTCCGTTCGCCACTGCCAGATCTATGACCAGCGTCGCAAGGCAAATCAGCGATGCCCAGAAAACCGCTATGCAGCGCAGGCTGGATAATCCTACGCCATTCACGGTGAATTCTGTCAGGGCTGCGGGAGCAACAAAAAATAACCTAGTAGCCCGCGTTTACGTCATGGATACCGCTGCTGCCTACCTCACCCCATTTGAGACAGGTGGTGTGCATCACCTCAACAGTAGCGTATTGCTAAACCCCAAAAATATACGGCTGAACAGGTTCGGAAACTTACCCCGCACTAAGCTGGCACAACTGAAGGCTAAGCCTAATACATTCATTGGCAACGTGAACGACGTTGGTGGTGTGTGGGAGCGTAAAAAATCAAAAGTCGTTAAAAGCAGGCGTGTAATGGCTCGCGGGGCTGACGGCGTGATGACGCAGGTTGGCTGGAAAAGGCGCAAACGGTCTAAAAACGGCACACGGCAGCCCAGACACAAAACCCGCCCGCCAAAGCTGCTACTGCGATTCGGCGAGGCCCTGCCGGTTCAGCCTGTTCTGGGTTACATGGAACGAGCCAACACGATGGCCAAAACATTGCTGCCGGAGGAAATTCAAAAGGCGCTGGCGGACGCCATGCGCACAGCCCGGTAGGGCAGGATAGGGCACAGATTTCTTTTGGGTCCTTCCTGAGACTTATTTGTTGCACGGGCATTGCGCGCCGCACGGTTTTACCAGCTATAAATTTTTGATTTTGTGTCCCAATGTCCCAATGCATAGTTATGCAATTCCGCGCTAACCCCTTTTTTCTTATAGAAAATTTCTGTCAGCTTAATTTTTTTGTGTCCCAGTCAATGTCCCACTTTTTGGGACATGCCCCATTTTATGTCCCATCCGGAGGATTTCATATGTCAGAGATGAGCATGAGCGCCTATGCTGCGCACGCTGGCGTGGACAGGAAAACAGTCACCCGGTGGGTAAAGGAGGGCAAGTACATCGTCATGGCTGGCAAGAAAATTGACGTCGAAGCCAGCGATGCCAATCTGCGCAAATACCGGGACAGGACTGATCCGCGCGTCCGTAACGCAAAATCCAAAAAAGCTGAGGAGCCTGCCATCGGGGGTGACGGGTTCGAATCTGCAGAGGCTATCTATGACGGACTAGTCAGCGGACGAACATCAATCCGCCCGATTGAGGAGTCCAGGGCTATTAAAGAGCATTTCCTGGCTGAACTGACCCGACTGGAGCATATGCAGAAAGAGGGCCAGCTCCTGGAACTGGAAGTAGCTGAAGGGGTTTTGTTTGACTGTTTTCGTGCTCAGCGTGATTCCTGGCTCAACTGGCCATCGCGGGTAGCCCCCCTGATGGCTGCCGACCTCGGAATACCTGCCGACAGGATGACTGAGGTATTAGCGGCATATGTCCACAAACACATCACCAGCCTCGGAGAACCTGAGTTTAGCATCGAGGAAACATGAGGCTCTGCTGCGAAGCGTCAGAAAGGGCTGGACGCCACCGCCTCGCATCAGCGTTCCTGACTGGGCAGACCGTTACCGCAAGCTGGCGAAAGAGGCGGGCAGCACCTCCGGGAACTGGGAAACCACGACCGTCGAGATAGCTCGGGGGCCGATGCTGGCAGCCACTGAATCCGGTGTGCATATCATCACCGTCATGTGCTGCACCCAGCTGATGAAAACGGCGCTGCTGGAAAATCTGTTTGGGTATTTCGCGCACCTCGATCCATGCCCGATGCTGCTGCTTCAGCCAAAAGAAGACGCGGCAGAACAGTTTTCAAAGGAGCGCATTACTCCGCTGGTGAGGGTTACGCCGGTTCTGCGCAGTCTGGTTGGCGGTAATAAACAGAAAACCTCGAAAGAGACGCTGCTCTATAAATCGTTTACAGGCGGATTTCTGGCGCTGGCTGGCGCGGGGAGTCCTGATAACCTGGCTCGCCGCCCGATTCGTGTTCTGTTAGCCGATGAAGTTGATAAATATCCTACGACCCGAGAAGGAGATCCGATTGCACTGGCTGAGGAGCGCACGGCAACATTCGGCCTGAACTGGCTATCTGTCCGCGCCTGCTCTCCAACGGTCGAGGATGAGAGCCGTATTGCCGCGAGTTATGAGGATTCCGATCAGCGGCGGGCATCCCTCAGATGTCTGCACTGCGGGCACCGGCAATTCCCTGATTTTTTCAAACATGTTCACTGGCCATCGGACGGGGATAAGCACGACACATAATCAGCAATGATCCATTGTGAGGCTTGCGGCACCGGCTGGTCAGAGGGCGAGCGTCTTCGTGCACTGGCTACGATTGAGTGGCACCAGACCAAACCCTTTGAGTGCTGCGATGCGCTGCATTCTCCGTTAAATATGTATGAGCAGGCATGGCATGCCGATGATGCTTCTGCCATAAGTCGCGTCTGGAGGTGGTCCGCATCAGAGCGTCACGCTGTTCATCGGGCGGTCTGCCCTGATTGCGGGGCGCTCGGTGTGGACAATATCCACGCCGGTTTTCAGGCATCCAAGCTGTTCAGCCCATGGCAGAAAGACAAACCCTCCGATATCGCTGAAAAATATCTGAAAGCCAAAGGCGATCCTGACAAGACACAGGCGTGGTGGAATACACAGATGGGGCTACCTCACCGCCCGAACTATGGTAAACGTCTGCCGATAGATGTTCTGCTGGCTCGCCGCGAGGTGTTTGATGCAGAGGTGCCTGATGGTGTCGCCGTGCTTACCGCAGGTATTGATACTCAGAATGACCGCCTTGAAGTTGAAGTGGTTGGCTGGGGAATGGATGAGGAGAGCTGGTCAATCGCATTTGATGTTATCGAGGGCGATCTGGAAACAGCCGAGCCATGGTTGCGTCTCGACGCCTATTTGAAACAAATCTGGCGGCGAGCCGATGGGCGTGGTTTCACCATCATGGCGGCCTGCCATGACTCCGGGGGCAACCATACACAAAAAGTTTATGAGTTCTCTCAGGAGCGTCTGGCACGGAGAATCTGGGCGATCAAAGGCGAGTCAGCCACGGGAGGAAAACGCTCACCTATCTGGCCTAACAAGCGGCCTACCTCTAAAGGACGCGCGCGTTTCAGGCCAATAATTCTGGGTGTCAACTCCGCTAAAGACTCTATCCGTTCCCGCCTGCACATCGAGCAGCCGGGTCCCGGTTACATGCATTTTTCAACCGACAGGGATATGGGGTATTTTTCGCAGTTAACCGCAGAGCGGCTGGTGATGAAAGAGGCCGCCGGGCAGCGTTATAGCGTCTGGGAGCTGCCATCTGGCAAGGCTAATGAGGCGCTGGATTGCCGCGTCTATGCATACGCGGCGCTGTGTGGACTGTTCCATGCGGGTCTGAAACTGAACGTGAAAGCCCTGGCCCTGAAAAACAACCCCGAAACATTATTGCCGCCACCACCAGAACCTGAAGAGAAGCAGGATTTACGCCTGCCCGGCGTCATCATCACTGAGCCGGAAAAACCTCAGCGCAAAAGGCTGCATAAACGCCTGGCTAATTAAAGAGGAATTAAATGTTTAATCCTAACTCCAGTTTATTAGCTGGTGCGATGACCCGCGCGCAGCTTCAGGAGGCATTAACGGCTGCACAGCAGGCCTACCTGGAACTGTCTACCGGTTCCAAAGGCGTTTCATTCTCCTATACCCAGGGGGATGGGACCCGCTCGGTGAGCTATCAGCAAACTGACATGGGGAAACTGATGGCTCTCATTCAGCTGCTGCAGGCTCAGCTGGGTATTGTTAAACGTCCGCGCAAAACGCTGAGGTTCCGTTACTGATGAAACAGCGAGCAGAAGTAAGGATTCTGGGAGCCGATGGACACCCGCTGCCCCCATCAAACCGTCACGGCTCAATGCTCACCGGCAGTGGTCGCGTACCGTATGATGCAGCTGATTCGTTCAGTGATGAACTGGCTAACTGGCAGCCAGCGCTGGGGTCTCCCGATAACGAAATAAACATTTATCGCGACCGGATCGTCTCACGCGTGCGCGATATGGCGCGCAATGATGGCTGGGCGTCGGGCAGTGTTACCCGCATTCTGGATAATGCTGTCGGGGCTAATTTCAGGCCCATAGCAAAGGCGGATTACCGGGCGCTAAGGTTGCAGACGGGCATAAAAGGTTTTGACGCTAAGTGGGCTGATGAGTACGGGCGTGCGGTTGAGGCGGCGTGGCGTACCTGGGCAAATGATCCCAACCGCTATTGCGATGTTGAGCGAAAGAAAACAGTTTCACAGATGTTGAGACTGGCTTTCCGTCACAAGTTGATTGATGGTGATGCCCTCGCCGTTCTGCAATACCGGCTGGATCGGCTGGGATATGGACGCGCGCGGTATGCCACAACCATACAGATTGTTGACCCTGACCGGCTGAGCAACCCTCAGCAGAATTTCGACATGCTCAATGTTCGTGGCGGTGTTGAGATTGATGATGATGGTGTGCCGGTTGCGTATCACATCCGCAAAGCGCACGTGGGTGATTTTTGGAGTGGGGCTAAAACTCAGATTTGGGAGCGCGTACCACGCGAAACAGCATGGGGACGGCCGATAGTTGTGCATGATTTTGACAGTGATCGGGCATCACAACATCGTGGCTCCAGCATATTCACCCCCATAGTTCAGCGTCTCAAAATGCTCATTAAATATGATCAGGTCGAGCTGCAGGCCGCGATTCTGAATGCTGTTTTCGGGGCCTACATCACGTCGCCTTATGACCCCAGTTTGTTTGCTGACTCACTTGAATCAGATGACGTCCTCGAGTACCAGGACATGCGAACCGACTTCCACAAAGACAATCGACTCTCACTGCAAAGCGGTGCGCGCATTCCGATTCTTGCTCCCGGTGAGGATATCAGCACGGTTAACGCAGCGCGCCCGATGAGCAACTTCATCGCGTTTGAAAGTGCTGCGCTTCGTAACGTTGCTGCAGCGCTGGGCATTTCAACGCAGCAACTTACACAGGACTGGTCTGACGTTAATTACAGTTCTGCGCGTTCCGCCATGCTGGAGGCCTGGAAAACCTTGACGCGCCGCAGAAATGATTTTGCCAGCGGTTTTGCACAACCCATATTCAGCAGCTTTGTTGAAGAATTGCACGATCTCGGCGAGCTGCCGCTACCAGCAGGCGCGCCTGAATTCCTCGCAGCCAAAGCGGCCTACTGCCGCACGCAATGGATGGGACCAGGACGTGGATGGGTTGACCCGGTCGCTGAGAAAAAAGGGGCGATCTGGTTAGTTTAGGTGGCGGGGAGGTTCTTACAGGTGCTCAGGGTATAGGTGGCTCTGACTTTAACAAAGCCTATTGGCGAGCCAGGGCAATACAGTATTTTATTAACGGTCAATGGGTACAGGCAGGGAGCGCATAATGGGGGATCAGATGATTATCATGAAAAACTTTACCGCTAAAAACGGTGATATTAACGGATTGTCAGTTAGCTTTGCGACTGATGAAAACGGCGTGGACTGGTATGAATCGCAGAAAAAATTCCAGTCTGATACCCTGAAAATTATTTTCAATAATGAGGGCGTCATTGTATCAATGAGCCATGATGTCTCCGCCCTATGGCCTGTTGGTAACTCAGTGGCCGAAGTCGCTTTAGAAGAAGTACCTACTGGGCTGAGCATCAACGGTGAATGGGTGTTCGACGGTCAGAAGATTCTACCCCGTACCACTACGCTGGACGAATGGCAGGCCATAGCAGAAAGCATGCGTCAAAGTTTACTCAAAGAAGCTGGCGATGTTACAACGGACTGGCGTACTGAGTTGCAACTGGGAATTTTAAGTGATGAAGACAAATCGACTCTGATTGAATGGATGGGTTATATCAAGTCTGTAAAAAAAATAGATCTTTCTTTAGTGGAAGATGAAGCGACTTTTGATAAAGTCGCATGGCCAGAAAAACCTAAAGGTTAGGCTTACTTTGTGATTTTTAAGAATGGATAGATAAATGATGACCACAATAATCGTCTGATTTTAAGTCTCCATGGTCGGCGTTTTTTTATTTCAGCCCACATAAAGGCCTTCTCTTCATCCATTCTTTTCTTAAAAATCCCATCGGTCTGTATAGTTGAACTATCAGCGCATGCATCTTGCCTATAACTGGTGGCACGACTGCTTCAACACTACAAACCGAATATTCATTAAGAACCTGCCACTTGTCTGCAACCATCCATACAGGGTAGAGAAATTGTGCCATTTTGCATGCCGCGCTGTTATTGATTACATAGCCGTGCGAGCAGGCAGCTTCAAGTACCCTAAAAATCCGGTGTTTATTTAAATGTGAATTGTGTAAGGGGGTGTTGATATATTTCGGTCCTTCTGTGAGAAGAATGACGGTGGGAGTAGCTATATCTATCTTTTCAATCTCATTTAATGCACCAATGGTAACTGAGCTGACAAGAGCATCGTCTTCTAAAATCAGCGCAAACGGTATGTTTTCTGCTGAGATTTTTTTGTATACATTAATATGACTCAATGCACACCCTACCTCGCCACAACTTAGCGCGTAGTTAAGTGGTCTTGTCTCTCTCTTGATATCTGCATATGAGAGCTGGGACCCGTCTACCGCCTCAATAATTTCATAATCTAGTTTTAGTTCATCAAGTTGGCGTTCGATTGATGCGCGACGTTCTATAGAACGCGCTAGGTTGATAACGAATATTCTCATCACTAAAGTCCTTTAAGTGATTTAAGGTGAATTTAGTCGTAAACTTATCTGTAAAAAAGTAATTAATTAAGATGCTTAGTTTATTGATTTGAATTATGAATCAATAAAGTATTTGTTGCTGTGACTAGTGCCATTTGGGAATATCAATCACGAATAAGTTTTCGCTGGCTGATGACTCAGCAATGTTCTGTGAACGATAACGCTAATAATGGCTTCACACGCAAGGAGGCACTATGGAGAGCAACTTTGAAGAACGGGCATACTATGCAGCATGCATGATAATGGGTGAGGCTGTCTGGCAGCTGGTGGCCGCAGGGGAACCGGTAACACAGGAGACAATCGCCAGAATGGTTGTGGCGCTATCAGAGCGCCGCGATGATCTGGCTGCCAGCATTGCACTGTCAGTCCTGCGGCAAGAAAGCTCATCCACGGCCTAAGATTCAATAAATTTAAGTGTTCTTTGACGTTATTGCCTTGGGGCTTATTTACTTAAAAAAAGCGCTGCTAGATGAGGTCGAATCTGCTTCTTCGTATTCTGACATCTCTTACAAAAGGAGGTGTTATGGAAGATAAATACACAAAAGATGCAATCCACATCTGTCGGTTAATGTTTGGTCAAGCTGTGCTGGAATTGCTCGGCGATGATCAACTGGTAACCAATGGTGCCTTGGAAGATAAAGTGAAGAAAATGCTTCCTGACCGCAAGCCCGAACTGGTTTACGACGTGGCTCAAGCATAACATTCACTAAAACATTATGCTGCTTAGAAAATCCCGGCAGCGTCTACTGCCGGGTTGACATCAAAAAGGCCGTCCAAGGGGGCGTAATGGAGTGGTGGGCATGAAGAACCCGGCGCTAAGTTTGGGTGTTCTTACCTAAAACTCTTCAATAAGGGCTCGGTACTATTCTTCCGTCTCACACATTGAATCCATTCCGATTAGCTTTACGTTATAGTGTCATTTTTATGGAGGGTCCAATGAGCGATTTTAAAGTGGGTGAAGTGGCATTCGTGAAAGAAACAAAGTAAAGAGTAAGGATTGTTAGGGTTAGGGAGACTCAAATTGCCATTTCAGGTAGGCATGTCGACTATTGGTGTGAATACCTAGATTCAGGTAAGCCTGCAAAAACCTTTGCTCCTTCTGAACTGTCACACTAAAAAGCATAAAGCCCGCTCAGTGGCGGGCTTTATGCTTAGGCGTTGTATTGCTCAGACTACACCTCAGTGTACATAGCAAGTGGCTCAATGAAAATCTCATTCTCGAAAGGAGCACTAAATGTTGATTCAACATCAAAAGTCGAATGAGTGAGGTTTATGATTGCTCTTCTAAATTCAGGAGTGTCACTTATAGTTGAAAGGTCGGGTCTTTCTACATTTTCCCGGTGAAACTGAGTGACCAATCCAACAATAGTGAAATCTACAACACTCTTCCTTGAGTAACGCCTAACAAACATATCTAACGGTATTTTGAAATAGTCTTTTATGAAGAAAGATGTGACAGAGTTTTTGCCTATTGATTGAGTGATCTCAACATCATTGCCATAAGAATAGTTCATTATGTATGAGATTTTTTCATAATATTCTTTCTGATCAGTTGTAGCGTTTTTCTTTAATTGTCTAATTATTTCATCTTTCTGTTTTCTTAATCTTTGCTTTTCGGCAGATCCAGCTTTGATGCTCCTTTCCTCAAGCTCGTTTATCAAATCGTTGTTTGAGACAAATTGTAATGCATATGCAATATCAATAAAGTTGCTTGTCTATATCTCAGCCTTTCATGGTCAGTAAGGATTATGCTCCCCGTGACCTTAATAAAGGTCTTGTTTTCAAGTTCCTTCATCGGCGTATCAATTGAAAAGTTGAAAAGCCTATTGTCCTTAATCAAAGCTTTTTCAAATTTCAAGTAATGATAGTCATGGGGGTTCAGGAAAGTCTCCAGCCTCTTTTTTTCCGTCTCATGGTTAGACTTTTCAACACTCTTTCCATCCATTACTGCTTCAATCTCCTGAAAGGAAACATCATGTTGTTCGCTGGAACGGATGATAAGCCCTTCAAACAATTGCGAGCTTAGAGAGTAAATTTTTTCGTAATCAAGATAAATAATGTTTTTAAGCTTTTCCATTATCATAAATCCTTTTATTAACGACCAAGGTTTTTCATTTTTTTTGAAATTCATTTTTTTTGATTTTCAAACTTATCTCATATCGCTTAATGCGCTTTTTGTTATTGCGATAAACGAACATAGAGTAAATCAGAGAGGCAATGCAGAAAACTAATGAGAATATATATAACAAGAGTAAAAAATTATTCACACTTTACCCTCCAAAATAGATTGCTCTTGATCGTCAATAATGTCTATTATAGCATTTTTGACTGAAACGTGTCCAATAAATAGCGATATCAAACATACTATCAATAGAAATAAGGATGAGTTGAAGTTATTTAATGGTGAGGGCACTATTAAAGATAGTGCATAAAATATAGAAAATATTATTATAAAAACGACTGAAATTGTTGTAAGCAAATAGTTTGTGGTGTTCTTTTTTATTTGCATGGCTTGAATGTTTGAAAAAATTACAGAGATTTGTATGCCGAACCCAAAACAAACAATTTCAGGTATAGCCAAAATGTCAATCTCAAAGTTTGAGAAAAAATAGAAAGCAAACCTTATGAGTAGTGGCACAGCACCTATTACAACTGTGCCGCACCACCATTTCATTTTTTCAAAATTTTCATGCTCGCCAGATTTGTTGAGATTTTGATTCATTTAATAATCCATCAGCCATCTTAGCAAAGAATTTAATTATATTTTTACTTATATCATTCATGTTTTTAATAAGTCAAACAAGCCGCATTTTGTTTCAGTCGCCATTCCCATCACCTTACTGTTGACCGGCCGTAAACCTATTGGTTATCCCGTCGGTATAGTGCCCATTCCTCGTTACGTTCTCCCTTAGGAAGGGTACAGTATCCTGACTCACCATCGTGGCCTTTAACTATGTCCAGTTTGCCACCCATTTTTTCACAATAAACTGAGGCAGGATTAGCCATGCCAATCTGTTGAGGTTTATCGTTCTGGGTCGAGCAGGCTGCCAGCAATACAGTGGAAGCAATCAGGATAAAAACTTTCATAACGTACCCTATACCTAGAATCTAAAGTCGATTTTGCCGATCTTAACCTGAGCTTAAGCCTGCCAGCTAGTGTAGATTCATACATGAGTGGCAACCGTATGAGCAGACTGCGAAATAGGTAACTTGAGGTTAGTGCCGCCCACTGCAAACGCCATTCAAAAATCTCTTTCGCCTCAACCCCTTTACAATTCTGTGAACCGCTACGCCTTGATCAAAACCCCTGCTGAGTATTACTGTTTATACATACAGTATTTATCAGAGGATGATGTATCATGCCGCGCGACTATGAAATCAAACACGCATTTATGAACGCTATGAGGCGAGAACCGGGGCTAGGCGTTATCGTAACGACTCAGGAGTTTGTGCGCCAGTTGGAGCTGCTTAACTGGCACTTCAGCCTGCGGGAGGCTAACCAGTGGATTAGAGCGAACACTGTAACGTTCCGCGACGCCTCGACGCAGGAAGGTGAGGCCAAAATCTACCGTCAGTTCAACCCGAATGGGGGGATCTGATATGGGATTTCCATCACCAGCGCAGGACCACGTCGAACAGCGCATAGACCTGAACAAAATCCTGATGCCTCACCCGTCGCACATGCTGATGATTGAGACGCCAGCAGGATTCGCTATTGTAGACAGGACGATTCAGGGAACAGTGGGTGATGAGATAGCATTCCAGCACGGTGATTATTCTCAGCTGGGCAAACTCTTCAGGACCGGAATTATTACCCAGGACGGCGAAACCATCGACGGGGAAGGGCTTGAGGGGATCATTGTGTTGGGGAAAGTGACCGCAACAATCCTGGCTGTTTATGACTCGTGCAGGCCGAAAATTTGACCAATTTCTTTCATAATATAGTCCCATGTCCGACTCTAACTTATTGAATCTTCAAAGGCGGATTTTGGGGCTATATTATGAAAAATCACGTTATTTAATTGATTTATATGATTATCGCGCCTGATTTAAAATCCCTCGGCTGTAAGGCTGTGCGGGTTCAAGTCCCGCCCCGGGCACCATATTTCTGCCGAAGAAAATCTAATAAAATAAAAGCAATATGCAGTAATGTCGTAACCGCCCAAGGGCGGTTTTTTTGTGCCTGCTATCTGGCGGATACGGCGACTGCAACCTCTGTTTAGCGGTATAAGCCGGCATCAGCCCCGGGAGCTGAACACCAGCTCATCATCAGTGTCACTTACCAGCACCATCCGTTGCGCCTCACCACTGGAAGAGACAAAGGTCACTTCATGGCCGATGCTGATATCATCAAAGGCCTCAGTCGGCTGTGACTGCTTCCGGATCTCCAGTACCATGCGCGAGGGGTAGGGTTTATCATTAACCGTATCAATATGATAATTGGCGGTAAAATTCAGTTCGGGTTGATCAACCACGTAAAATTGTCCTGACGGCATAGTCTTGACCTCTGCAAAATGTTGGCCATAAGTCCCGGTCGGAACAGGCTGCCTGAAACTTAAGGTTAGCTGAATAATCAATGCCTACAGGCGGCGGCACCTCTTTTTTGATTTCATACGACGGTTGCAAAAATACCTGCCGCTTGCGCTTGTCTGGTCAGAGAGTCGTACTACGCTTCTTGTTCACACAGCGCGGCTTTTCCAGGCACGCCATTCGGGCATGGTATAAAGGTATTACTGCAACTCTTAACGGGTTGACGATGCGGGTTCAACTCCTGCTGCCCGGTCCCTCTCCTGCATCTACGTTAACGCCAGCCTGGCCCTTTTGGGTTTCTGCCGATCCATCCCAATTACATCCGATTTCACTCATTTTTGCGGCCTGTGTCGAACTCTGTAACCTGTTGAAACGTTGTGGTTTACCGTATTGTGGTGACTATTGTTTGCCGTCGCAGAGAATTAATGCCAATGATTACACCTTTTACACCTGACTTAACTGAACCGGCGGCCCCTCCGGTTATCGGTGTTGTCGCCAGCCAGTTGCTCAATCCGTATCAACAAAAAATGCTGGACGAAGTGATGCGCCAGCTTAACGCGCGCGGTGTTATCTCGGTGCTACTGAGTGCCGAAACCGACGTCACACTGACCGCACTCATCCGGCAGGCTACACCACTCGGGCTGCGTGGTTTGCTGTTACTCCCCGGTAACCGCGTTACTGATGCCTGCAATTTGCCAGTGCTTCAGATTGACGCTGAGCCTGAACTGCAGGCGGATGCACTGCGGGCGGGTGAGGTGACAGCGGAATTATTGCTTAAACAGGGGCATCAGCGGTTTGGCTTTATGCAGGCTCAGCCAGGCGAACTGGCGCAAAAACAGGGCTATCGCGCCGCCCTGCTGGCGGCGGGCACGGCGTTGAACGCCGAACTGACTGTGGGCAGTGATGATCGTGACTGCGCTTATCAGGCGATGATGTCTTACCTGAAAAAGACACGTGCTGCTGAGCGTATCCAGGCACTCTTCTGTGAAAGCGATCTGATGGCCTTTGGAGCAATGCAGGCGATTCGGGATTTTGGTCAGGGTATCCATCTGGCAGTGGCAGGTTTTGGCGATAGTGAAGAAGCCCGCAGCTCAACCTGGCATCTTACCAGCTGGTCACCTGACATCCGGCAGATCGCTGGCCGCGCGCTGGATCGCTGGCTGGGACAGCAGGCAGGCAACAGCAGTGCTGAAGAGCAGGAGCAATTACAGCGGCGTCACTCTCACGCAGGCAAAGTGCTGCCGGGTGAGATGTCAGCCTGCGGCTGCGCCTTCCGGCATTAA